TTACCTTTATTGGGTTGAACGATCCATACCTCAAACAAATACTAAGACTCAAGTCATTTGATTACCTTCATCAATTTGAAACAAAAGAATTATCTCAAGACATAGGTGTTATTACAATAGATGAAAAGTCTATTGATAAGCATGGTCAATGGCCATGGGATAGAAGAATACTTGCTGACCTCGTACTCAAACTTAGAGAGGCACAAGTAGGTATTATTGTCATGCCGATACTCTTTTCTGAATATGATAGAATGGGTGGTGATGAAGAATTTATCAATACAATAAATCAAATGGGTGTAGTAGTTGCACAGGTAGGCACAACACAAATTAATAAGAATGCTGTACCGAGAGGTGTTGCGAAGATAGGCGACCCACTACCTTGGTTGTATGAATGGCCTGGTATGTTAGGACCAATCAAAGAGATTGGTGAATATGCAGATGGTGTTGGTGTTATCAATACGGCACCAGAGATAGATGGTGTTGTCAGACGAGTGCCTTTGATTATGAGAATTGGTGATGAAACATATCCTGCGATTGCTTTAGAAACTATAAGAGTGGCGACTGGCGATCCTAGTTATCAGATTAAGGCGGGCGAAGGGGGAGTAATTGCTGTAAGGGTACCTGGTTACGATACAATCGCTACTGACGCACACGCAAGAATATGGTTAAGATGGAATAAAGAGTTCGATACCATATCAGCAAGTGAAGAAGACTTTTCCGAATTCGCAGGTCGTACTGTTATTATCGGTATAACTGCCGAAGGATTGAATAGTATTATTGCAACCCCATTAGGGGAAATGCACGATTATATACTATCTGCTTCGACTTTACAGACGGTATTAGACGGAGATCAAATCAACAGATACGATTATAGTCTATTCCTAGAATTGATTATTTCAGTAGTTCTAGGCGTCTTAATTGTACTACTTGCAAGATTTACACCGTACTGGTTTATCGGCTTGACAATAGTATTATCTTATGTTATACTCGTATTTACTTCATATTATTTGTTTACCGAATACCTTATTCTCGCAGATGTAAGTTGGTCCATTATTTGCTTGACAATAGTAGGTATGCATAGTATATTCAATCGGTTCGTTTTAGAGTTTCAATTGAAACAACAAATAAGAAAACAATTTGAAACATATCTAGACCCAAGACAAGTGGCAATATTACAGAAAGATCCAAGTAAACTAAAACTCGGTGGTGACAGACGAGAGATGAGTTTCTTGTTTATGGACATTATAGGGTTTACACCTATTTCAGAATACTACAAAAACAAAGATGATCCTGAAGGACTCGTAGAACTTGTTAATGAGTTCTTAGATGACATGACTAAAATATTACTCAACAATGGTGCCATGATTGATAAGTTTATGGGTGACTGTATCATGGCAGTATTTAATGCACCGATTGATATGGAAGATCACGCAGAGATGGCAGTCAAGAGTGCTATGGAAATAGAAGCAAAGACAAAAGAACTCAAGGCATTATATAAAGAACGAGGACTACCTGATATCAATGTCGGAACAGGTGTGAACACAGGTACAGCAATCATTGGTAACATGGGTAGTTCAAATCGTTTTGACTATTCAGTTATAGGTGACGCAGTTAATCTGGCTGCGAGACTAGAGGCAACTGCTGGTCGAGGTGATTATAAAGATTGCCCAACATTATATTCAAGTTACACTCAAGAAAAACTCAAGAATATCAAGTCAGTTGAAGTAGATAAGATCAAAGTTAAAGGTAAGGAAGAGTTAATCACAATCTTCAAACCATTATAAATAGTAATATGGCAAAGACTGTATTTGATAAAATTTTAGACAAGGCAACTGCACCTAAGTCATTTGACTGGTATAGAAAACAGGTTAATGCTATGACTACACCTGGTGCAAAGTCTTTGATTAACAAAGGTAAAGCAACATTAAAACCTAAGTATGGTGTAATGAATTTGTTTGGATATGACGCAAAACACAAAGCGACATTACCATATTACGATAAGTTTCCTTTGATATTTCCGTTAGAGCCTGCAAGAGGTGGGTTTCGTGGTATCAATTTTCATTATTTACCTTTTGGTGCAAGAATTTCATTCTTAAAACAATTGTCTGAATATGCTTCAGATAGTAAATTTGATAGAAATACTAGATATGATTTAAGTTTTGTGAATAATAGTTTTTTTAGAAAGACGACAAAACATTATTTGTTTAGTCAAGTTAGAACTTCATTTCTAAACATACCAGCAGATGAAATGGCAGTTGCAATATTTTTACCAGTTGCAAGATTTAAAGGTGGGAGACCTTACTAATGGCAATATTTAGAGGCGGAAAAAGATTAGGACCATTCGACATAAGAGTAGGTTTACCTAGAGATAAAAGTTTAGATAGAGTCGACCAAGACCCTAGATTAAAACAACAAGGTAATACTGAAAACACTATGGGTCGTTTTCGAGCTGCTATGGCTTCTGCTGAAGGTTACGCAAGAACTACAAGATTTGCAATTCGAATATTCCCACCAACAAATTTAGAGTCTATAATAAAGAACAGTCAACAATCTAAGGGTATTAATATTCATGGTGAGGGAACTGACAAGAGTCCTAATGGACAGTATATGAATAGTTTAAGTCAAACATACGGAAGACAAGTTAATATTCATTGCGACAGTATCTCTATGCCGGGTCACGATTTACAAACACAAAGTGTTCAATACGGATCAGCGCCAGCAGTTGATATGGTACAAGCACACGCCTTTGCTGGTCAGATTACTGCTTCATTTTATGCAGATAAATATTTACGAGAGAGAACATTCTTTGAGCAGTGGCAAAAGATGGCAGTAAACATGGTAACTCACAAAGCAAATTATTATGAAAACTACATTGGTAAAATGCATATATACCAATTGGGTTCATTCGATGGAGAAGGTGATAGAGATGTACCAACTTACGGCTTAGAAGCAACAGAAGTTTATCCTGCAACAATAAGTGCTGTTGATTATAATTATGCAGGTAATAATATAGTTAAAATTAATGTTGGTTTTAATTACAAACAATGGTTTAACTTAACAACAGACGCTATTGCTGGCATGGAGTTTGGATCAAGTAAACAAACTCTACACGATATTAAAGGAAGAGGTGGTATAGACGGACTAATTGATAAACTACCACCAGAGATTGCAAGAACAGGTAGAAGTATATTTAATCAAGCAAAACAACAACTACCTATAGGAAGAATTACAAAAGGGAAAATATTCCCACCATTTACATAATTTTACATTATAAAGGAGACTAAATTATGGCACTACCAAAACTGAATACTCCAACATATGAGTTGGAAATACCAAGTACAGATGAGAAGATAAAGTATCGACCATTCTTGGTAAAAGAAGAAAAAATATTGATGATGGCTATGGAGGCTGGTAAGTCAAGTGATATAACTGGGGCAGTTAAAGAAATTGTCCATGAGTGTACATTCGGTAAACTTGATGTCTCTAAACTACCAATGTTTGATGTTGAATATCTATTTTTGAATATTAGAGCAAAGTCAGTTGGCGAAGTATCTAAACTAAAAATATTATGTCCAGACGATAAAGAAACATATGCTGAAGTAGAGGTTGATCTAACAAAGGTTCAAGTACAAGTTGATGAAGAACATACTAATAAAATTATACTTAGTGATGACGCTGGTATGATAATGACTTATCCTACTATTGATTCATTTAAAGAAACTGGTATTACTGATATTACACCTGCTAATATGTTAGATGTCATTGGAAATTGTATTTTACAGATATATGAAGAAAAGGGTGAAAAAGTATATGATCCTAAAGATCAAAGTAAAAAAGAATTGATTGAATTTCTTGAGCAGTTGAATACACAACAATTCAAAGATGTTCAAAACTTTTTTGATACAATGCCTAAACTAAAACACGAAATAGAGGTATTAAATCCTAAGACTAAAAAGAAAAGTAAGATAACATTGACTGGGCTCAACGATTTTTTCGAATAGCCCTTTCACACGACAACCTAGAGAATTATTATAGTACTAATTTTGCTTTAATGCAACACCATAATTACTCTCTGGCAGACTTAGAGAATATGATACCGTTTGAAAGGGAAATATATGTTGATATGTTAGTTCAATATATAAAAGAAGAAAACGAAAGAATTAAACGAGAAAGTAGTAATCAAGGATAAACTATGAGTGAAGAAGTAAATAAAATTGAAGTCAAAGTAGCAGAACCAAAACAAAAGATACAAGTTGATCTTGAGGTTGATACTTCTATTAAAGACTTGGGTATAAACCCTTATGCAAAGATTATACACTTAGCAAGGGCAATAGACGCTTGGCGTATCTTCCCTAGAGTATTCATAACAACATACATCTTTTTATTATACAAAGTTG